GCACCCAGATCCGCCTTGATCTTCTCGATCTCGGCGAGTTGCTTCTCATCCATCTGCCAGAGCGGCACGAAGCGGAAGGACAGGTCCTCGTCAATCTTACCCCAGAGGTGGATCTGGACCGCTTCAAATATCGCCTGAAGCGTGGGGCGGATGTGGGCTTCCTGAAAGGCGGAAATCTCGTCGTAGAAGACGCGAATTTCCCCGTCTGAGGATGCGTTCAACCCCTGCGGCTGGATGCCGAACAATTTTACCAGCGGGATGCCAGGGATGCTGGCCATTGCCTCCATTGCCTGCGCCTGCAAGCTATCGAGCCCGGAAAGCGGTGTGGCGATAATGGAGGCGTCTTCACGCTCCTTATCCACCACAATTGTGCCTTGGCCCTCGGACACATCCTGCATGTACGCGGCGCGCCCCTGCACGGAGGCCATATCTACGTCGCCATAGGGCAACGGCTGAGCATCCATGCCCGGACCGACATCCGTCTGCATGTTCCCCGTCATGTCCGTCTTCAGGACTAACTTGGAAAAATTGCGGACGATGGTAGCTGTGCTGTTGCGCGTGGCCAGATAGTTGTGGACGTAGGCGCGCAGAAGCTGCGTAAGAGACTGGCCGCCGAAGTTGAATGCAGGCGCCAGGATCTGTGAAACAGGGTAGGGGATCGTGGTCAGTAGGCGGGAGCTATCCACCATCGTGCCGAGGACCCACCAGTTGTCCGGCTTGTAGAAGTTCTTCGCCAGCGGGTTGTTCGCGTTGTAGCTGTTTGGCGTAGTCCAGATCGGCTCGATATTGGCGAGGCGCTCTAGAGAGCCCTTGCTCATGCCGTTCTCACCGATAACGAGCGGCTTGGACTGCCCTTCCGTTGTGATGGGGGCACCCTTAATGCCAATCCACACATGCCCAAGGCCATAAAGTAGGCCATGCAGGACATGGGTACGGATCACGCGACGAACGTTCAGGCGCTCAAATTCGCGCTCAATTTCTTTGATGCGATCAGCGGCTTGCTCGTTTTCCTTCTCATCGCCACCCTGCTTATCCGAACGGATCTCCACCCATTCGCGAGCGGCTTCCCGGGCAATGACCTCGCACGGCTTACGGAACTCCGCCCGCTGCGCCATCTGCGCAAGCTGTGGATAGCCAAGGAAAGCCAGGCCGTCCTCGAAGTAATCGCGCATGATAGGGGAGGCAGTAGCCGCCCATCCTGTCATGTCGCCGACCAAGGCCAAATCGTCACCGTCCATAGCCAAAGCGGCAGGGGCATCACCACGAATACCTTTCGGCGCCTTGTAAGCGTTGAACACGTCACGCTGATCAATAGGCATTGTTGCTCCACCATCTCGGCGGAACGAACGCAAGTTGAGGCGCCGTTCATTGCGTGGAAGCACAGGCTCGCGCCGCTCGGGCAACGGCTTGCGCTCCCGGTTGCGGCTGAACCAATGTTTCATCAACGTGTCCTTGATTTGTACCCTGCGAAGGAGGGCATGGAGCGGCGGTTCTGAATGATGCCGTCTAGGGCGTACCGTAGTGCGTCAATCCAGTGATTCCAGGCATCCACAATGACCGGAAGGACCTCTTCAGTCTTTGGATCAACCTTGAAGGCGTACTTGCGGAACTCTTCAGCGATGCGCGGACAACGGCGGTGCACAACAATGCGCTTGAACGCCTTCAATCGGTCGATCCCGTCTTCCACGCTCCCCGGCCACTTCTTGGCGGGCGTCATGTTGTAGCGGTAGCGGGTCGCCATGAAACTGATGTTCTGAGGGGAGGCGCAGTCAGCCTTGATGGGCCAGCGCCGCGTTCCGGGGATCTCATCCAGAACAGCGGGCAGTTCATCCAGATGGATACCTGTGCCGCCGGCTTCGTAATCGACGTACAGCACCTCATCGCGGATGAAACACCGAACGACCGCCGTCGGATCCTGAGAGAAGCCCCAGTCCAGTCCATAAAAGAACCGGGCGTCTTCGGGCGTCTCGAAATCATCGACCGTCACGCGCTTACGGAAAATCACCGCATCCGAGATGGTGACGTAATCACCTTCCCAGACATGATCATATTCGTCCGGCCGCGACCTCTGATCTTCCTCACGCTCAGTTGGCAGCGTGCCGTCGTCAAACCACGGGTTATCAGACCAGTTGGCCCGAACAGCCGTCAGATCGGCGCGGTCAGAGCCTTCGCCCCGGAAGAAATCATCAATCGGATCGTCCGACGATGCCGGATTCCACGAGGCCCAGATTTCAGATCCCGGCTTACGCAATGTTGGCCGCAGCATCCGCCACGAGTATGAGCTGATCGACTGCGCTTCTTCGATCCATGCGCGGTCGAAGCCCTCCAACGATTTGATGCTGTCAGCTGTATGGTTCTGCAGGCCCTGGAAGACGATCAGGCCATCGCCCGGTGTCTTAATGACCTGATCCTGAACATCGAAATGCCGGTTCAGGTTGAACTGGTTGATCTTGTCCACGATCAACTGCTTGGACGAACGCGCAATCGATTTCTGGATTTCGCGGATGCAGACTGTGCGATGACCCGGGATGGCCAAGTGCTCTTCAACGGTCAGGCCGCCAAAGAAGTGCGATTTACCAGACCCTCGGCCGCCATATGCGCCTTTGTACCGGTTCGGCTTCAGGAGAGGAAGGAAGACGCGCGCTGTGGGGATCTCCAGCGCCTTCGTCATGCTCAATCCTTCTTGGGTACGTCCACGACCACCCTTCGAATTTCTGTGAACTCCAGAGGTCCGCCGTCAGCGCCAGTATGCTCCTGCGTGATCTTGTCGCCGTACACTTTTGGGGCTCGCTTACTCATCACCCATTTGAGTGCATCAACTTGCAACCTTCGTGCGGCCGCATCCTCGGGCCTCGCAGAGCGAGCGGCGTGTAGAAGTTCATCCTCTAACGCCTCGGCACCAGCCGCACGCGCGTGTGCGTACTGTGTAACTCGGCTTGGTTCTTTTCGAATGAATTTACGAAGGCCGGGCCAAGTAGGCATGTCGCTGCGATCGCAAATCTCTCTCAGTGTTAACCCTTCCTCAAGAAGGGAAAGCACGTCGTTCCATACGCTGGAAATATCAACCCGTGATGTGGAAACGGGCGGCGTATTAACTTTCTTCCGCGCCATACTCACCTCACTCGATACTCAGGCAATCCCGCCTCAACTCTCCGCGCATCCATTTCTCGATCAATCGCATGATGAACACGGCCGATTAGGTTGGCGGAAAGCGCTCCATCAACTGCCAACTTGAAAGCATCACGAAACACAAACGGCTTGCACCGGATCAGAGCGCCATTTGTCACGCCGAGATATAGTGTATCCGGGAACTCGATCAGGATATCAGCACGATGCCGGACAGTTCTTGTCGGCAGCACAGGACAGAGAACGGCACTTTCTGATTGCAAATACGCAATCACATGGACGGAACCACGCCAGCGCACCACGTCGCCAATTTTGACGGATGGTAGTGACATGCGCTGGATTGTCCGAAATGCCTTGCGCTACAGGCGCAATTCTTCAGTGTTGTCCAACCGTATCAGGCGCTGGTACCAAGTACAAGGTCTTTCTGTCTCTGAATGTTCTCCCTTATCTCACGTCTTACCAAGGCGTAAGTATCCGCAAGCTGCTCCAAAACTAGAGCGCATTGGGCGGATACAATTTTGCGGCCGCCTTGCGCGCCTTTGGCTGGAACCAACGCTTCAGCCATTGCCGAAAATGACAACTCGCGAGCCAGCATCATTTCCAGCCGAACATGGGCGCAAAGTCCCAAGCGGTCGCGGATCATGCCGATACGCTCAGCGGCATTGCCGCGCGAAATTGCAAACGTGTGAACATCGCCTTTCACATAGTCGGTGGGCAGAACATCGCTCAGGATATCCAGATACCCATGATGCGCGAACACGTAGTCGCAAATCCACCACTGAGCTGCAGTTACTGCAGCACCGTCAATATCGCCCGCCATATGTAGTGCGTTGACGGTATTCAGCTTAATCCGCTTCTTGCCCTGCCATTCATAATCTGGCTTTGCCATTCGTTCAGGCGTGGGCGAATTATCCTCTGCACGAGGCACAACGAACGCCGTTTTTCTTGCGGGCTTCGGAGTAGAAAAACGGCGGAGCGTATCGCCGAGTCCGGCGCGGGATTTCAGGGCTTTCGGCATGGCAGAATCTTAGTACAGGCGAGGACGGCTGTACAAGAAGAAAACTGCCATTAATCATAAGATATGAGCGACCCATCTAACCAAATCATAGAATTTTTTCACCATGTCGACGCGGCAACTGGTGGCTACCCATCCCACCTGCTGGAGCGGTTAGCGGACAAAGTCTGGGATAGCGGCATACGATACAGCCGTAGAGTGCTTTTCAGTGAAGCAGAGCGAAAAATACACGAAGCGGGTGCGACGGTATCAGACAAGGCCTCGCCGCGTTTGATTGCTGATATTATGAGAAATGCCGACGGAGTTACCGACGACGCAATTCTTGATCTATGGTCAACATTACTCGCGAAAGCGGCTTCAGGAGACGATAAGGAAATACGCCCTATCTATTTTGAGGTGATTGCCAAACTTTCGCCAAAGGATGCCCTAATGCTGTCTATTTATGGGTCAGCGGGAATGGCGATTGCTTATCGCGAAGATCGCGAAGAAGGCGCCAAAAGATACGGCGCCGGTACGTTCATGGATAGCGATGCTAGGCGCGCGTATATCTATTCTCAAGGTATAACTGTAGATGAGGTGACGTTCTGTTATGACGCCTTGACCCGGCAGGGACTGCTTCAGGCTGACAGGAACAACAATTATAACCTAACGGTTTTCGGAAAAGGCTTTTGCCAAGCCGTTATTGCGCGAAGTAAGAATTCCCCATGACCACGAGGCAAACAAAATCAGACTAGGCGTACGATTGCTGCGAGTGCGGGAAGGGCGCCCCGTTTTGTGTTGAGCGCCCGAGTGGGGATCCACACTACTGCTACGAGTATTGGCCGCAGCGTAAGGATGGAGAGAAGAAATGACGAAAATTGAGATTGGAAATTACGCCCGCGATCATCCCTCATTCGGATTTACGTCATGGCTTGTCGGATTACAGATCAAACCTTCAGATTTTTTTATGATTTGTAATCATTTTTTCAGAGGATATATCATTGCAATTACGTTGCTTTAAGTCGTACAGCGCATAGATATTCTCAATGACACTCAAAGTTTCTGCGCGTTGGCCTTTTTCATGGAGGTCATCAGCGAGAGCAATGAGCGCATCTAATTCTGAAGGCATGAATTCAACTTTCGCTGTGTCAAAACGTTAGCTAACGAAACGCTTAGTGAAGTCTTGTCGCGGGATGCGTTAAATTCTCGTTAAAGCAAAGAGAGAACGGTTACAATCCGGTCTTTTTTATTATGGAAGAAGGTTTAAAATAAGTGTCAAATTTGACTGAAGTCATTGCAAAGAAAGTGTTTTCAGCTCGATCAGTGGCGAACTTAGATATTCTCGAGTTGTCACGACTTTCGGATCTATCACCAGAAGTCATCAGGCTAGTTGAGGATGGAAAGTATCGTCCTACACCTGAAGAGCTTATCCGTTTGACTGATGCATTAAACGTCAAACCTAGCGACCTTCTTTCCTGACTTTGTTTATTATATCTGCGATTCTACCGCGCATATCTAAAAATACGGTTTTTTTGTGTCATGTGATTTAGATTGTTTGTTTTTTTCCTGGTTAAAAAAACGTGTTCTTTCGAATTTAACCGCTAAAAAAAATTATTAGAGGCGTCCTTATTGAGGGCGCCTTTTTGGTCTTCTGGGAACTTTCGCCGTATGTCCCTTGCTCCCCAAGCGGCGCATCCGCGGACTTCATCCGAGTTCCTCTGCTCACCATGCCGGACCTTTTTCGTCTTCCGAGAAGTCGCGGAACCACGTGGTCGGGCCGTCGAACCACATGTTCACGATGCCGCCTTTGCCGCCTCGGTTTTTCAGGATGATGATCTCGCCCTTACCCCGCGATCGCTCTAGGGCCGCGTCAAAATCATTTGCCCGTTTCTGGTAAGCCTGCTCGCTTTCATTGGCGTTTCGCACGACCTGACCATCTGCCCCGATCCGGGACTTGAGCGCGTCTTCTTCGCGGTAGATCGCCAAAATACACCGTGCGTCCTGCTCGATCGCACCGCTGTCTCGAATGTCCGCCATGCCTGGGCGGCGATCTTCACGGTTCTCGGATTGGCGGTTGAGCTGGGACAGGGCGATCACTGGAACCTTCAGCTCGCGAGCCATGCGAGCGATTTCACCACTGATTTCGGTTACCTCGGCCACGCGATTGCCGGATCGGCGCACGGCATCGCTTCCACGCAGCAAGCCGATGTAATCGATGACCACAAAAGCCAAGCCTTCAGGCTCACGTGACATGCGGCGAGCACGAACGGCGATCTGCTGGACGCTCAGTCCTTCGCGATCGTCAATCACCAGCGGAATGCGACGAGCCGCCATTCCCGCGTTGACGATCCGGTGCATGGTAGGCGTCGAAACGCGCTCTGGGCCGGCCGCCCCCTCGATCATGCCGGTCAGAACCGTGTTGAGCGATAACCCGCACTTGGCCGATATCGCACGCCCCATCAGTTCCTCGGCTGGCATTTCGCCAGACCAGAACAAGCCACGCCCCTCAGCAAGAGCCATGCGAACGGCGATACCCAGTCCGAGCGATGATTTACCCATGCCGGGGCGGGCTGCGATGACGTACATGCCGCCTGGTCGAAAACCCCGCAGGCGTTCGTTCAGAAGGTGGTATCCGCAGTCGTGGCCGGACAGGAAGTTTCCAGCTTTCCACGACGCTTCAGTTTCAGCCAAGAGGTCATCGGTCGCCTGCGCAGACGTCTTGGCTTGCCGTGTACCGTCTACACCTGCGGATAAACCCTGAAGCTGCTCCTGAAGCCGGCTGATGATCGCACTCGCAGTGTCATCCTCGGTTTCGTTTTCCGCGTTCAGAACCTTTTGAGCCATGCTTCTGAGGCTGCGACGCATCGCAAGGTCCACGAGCTCATTGGCGTAGGAGCGCAGCAGAGTATGAGGGCAGGGAATGCCATTGTTCATCGCCTCAAGCACGGCCTTCTGGACGCCGTAGGCAGCCACTGCTTCGTTCGAGGAAAAGACCTCCCGCATTGTGACGGGGTCAACGCGGCGGCCACCCTGAATGGCGTTTCCAATCAACCGATACATTTCCCCACGGTGCAGAGCCGAGAAATGTTCGGGACGGAGGATTTCAGCAATCGCATCGTAATCCGCATTCCTTAGCAGGATTGAGGACAGAACCGCATTTTCGGCCTGAACACTCTCCAAGGGACGCAGATACGTCGTGCAGAGATCCCTCAAGCCATGAAGATCAGCACTCATGGAGACATTTCTCCTCGTGCTTTACGGCGCGCACGGCCATCACCTGAGAGACCATCCGGATTTCCTTCAGGATCCGCTCATGATCAAAACTGTTAAGCTCCAGCAGGCCCTGCCAAGCCTCCGTCAGAGCCTGAAGCGTGTGATCGTAGCGCTCCAGCGCCGTCCAGTGCTGCGCAGTCCAATGGGTCGGGGTCATGCCATCACTCCCATCTCGAAATCTTCCCGCTTTGGCATGCGCCCACTTCCGCCGTCTGCGGCCCATTTTGCCCGGGCGGCAGCAAAAGCCTTTCGTCCATCAGAACCCATTCGTCGCTCTTGCTCGATCATTCCCAGGGCATCTGCCACGACGTCGTCCTCCCAACGTTCGCCGTTGAGCCATGTGGCAGGCATCGGGCGAAAATCGCCGCGGGCTGTCGGCTCGGCAAAAGGGTAAGCCTTCACGGCCGCCACGAGGCGTTCCAGCGAAGCCTTCTTTCGCGCTTTGGCAAAGGCGCTCCTTGCAGCTTTCTTGCCATCTTTCCTTGGGTAAGCCGCCCAGAACGCATCGAACTCTTCCGGATCACAAGCTCCTGCTCTGGAGGACGGCTTCCGCTCTCGGGAAGGGGCAGGCCCCGATGGTTCATCCGGGGACGTGAGCTGAAGCTGATGGGCGCCGGATTTGAACTCAGGGGTCTCGCTCCGAGCAAGGTCAGGATCGGCACTCGAAATCGTTGCCTCGGCGGAGGAGCAAAAAGGAGGATATTGATAGTTCTTGATAGTTCTTGATGATTCGGGGGCCACACAGTCCGTTTTTTTGGCCTGTGAGTCCGTTTCAGCGGCCCAATAGTCCGTTTTCGTGTCACCAGTTTCGGACTCACAGGCCATTTTCCGGACAGACTGTCCATCAAGAACGTCCTCGGAAATCTCCATTCCTACGCTCAGAATGAACGTGTCGGAACGCTTTCCCGTAGTGACAGGAGCAATCAGGCCGAGCTTCGTGAGCCATTTCTTGGAGCGACGAATTGCCCGCTCGGAAAGGCTCGTATGACGGACCAGGCGATCCATGCCTGGCCACGTCTCACCCCTCTCATCAGCGTGGTTCGCATACGCCAGCAGAACCATCTTGTGAGTGGCAGGGATAGGCAACGTAAAGGCCCAGTGGGTCGCAGCAATACTCACAGGCCAGCCCTCCGGCGCCATTCCTCGGCGCGGGCGAGAGCAAGAGCGGCGTTGTCAGCCTGGGAGCGAGCAACCCAGCGCCAGTAAGCCGCCATTTTCTGACAAAACCATTTCCAGATCATGCAGCCTCATTTCGCAACGCCTCTATGCGGGCGCGCAACAGATCGACCTCAGCAGCGTGTCGGCGTGCTTCGGCTTCAAGGTGGGACGCAAAACGCGCACGGACGTCCAGCCATTCCGGGACTTTAACCGAGCGAATTTCGCGATAAAGGCAGGCACGAACACGACGTTCCGTCAGGCCGAGAATACGTGATGCTTCGTAAATCGCGGCCTTGAGGCTGCGTCCCTTCCTGCGGCTTTCCACCGTCTGGGAAACGAGCGACGCGTATTCTTCGATGATGGTGTCATTCATGACCGGTTCACTCCGAACCGGCTGCTTCGTGCCTTTGGGCGGAATGCTCCACAACACTGGCCTTGGTCTCCTGCAGATTTCGGGGTGTTCAGACCCAGTGAAGCCGCAAGGAAGGAGCAGATGTGGAACATGAAAAACCAGATGATCAAATACAGGGGGCGGAAAAGCTGCTCGCCTGTATCGACGCAACTCTGCTTGGACTTGCCCAGCTCAGAGCCCAGACTGGGATCTACGAGTATATTCCGGCCGCACGTCTTGCGACGCGGCTCAGCGGCATCATCTTGTCGCCCACACTTTTGCCAACCCCGACAATCCGGCCCACTGCCGAAACTGCCGAAGCCATGATTAACCTTCTGGATAATCTGCAGAGGATGGGAGCCGCCCCCAACCATTACTGACCCAGGTATCTCTGGATCAGGTCCTTCGACAGAACAAAGTCATTCGGCGTAACGCGACCACTCGTGAAAACAAGGATCTTACGCATGTTCTCAGCGCCAGGCCGACGTGTACCACGACGCCAGTCCCCGACAATTTTCCGAAGGTTGATACCGGACTGCCGTGCGAACTCAGCATCGGACAGTTCATGCTTTTTCAGATATTCATCAAGCGTCATAACCCAACATCAACACAATGGGGACCATTCAGTCAATAAATTAGTGACCGACACGGTCACCGGATGTGGTTACCAATCATTGCATGATTGACCATCCGACCAGACTAGCCGATCTCATGGCCCGTGAACGCCTGACCGATCCAGAATTAGGGCGGCGGGCAGACACGTCCAAACAGCAGATTTTCAAGCTCCGCAAAGGCGAGCGGAAAATGTCACGGGAGTGGGCCGAACGCCTGGCCCCTCATCTCGGTGTGACCTGGCCAGAGCTCATGGAAGGCGACTGGCGACTGGCCCCGTCACCAACCGCAGGCTTGCCTCCGGCCCTTCAGCCCAGTGTCTCCATTCCCGAGTACAGCCTGGCTTCGGTCGTTGATAGTACCCCTGGCGAAGAACTCCCGATCTTGGCGCATTGGACCC